CAAAACATACCAAAAGGTAAAAGTCTTAATTTACCAAACGATTTAACTTATGAATGGTTATGTGATAATAGAAAAGACGCGTTAAATTTAGTTAATATTAAAGAATCTGAATCACTCTTATACTAATAATTTCGCCTAAATAAACGAAAAAATACATTTTCGTCTAAATCAACGAAAAAATTAAAATCGGGTAAAACCCGATTTTTTTTTGCTAAAAGTTAATAAAAAAACATTTTTTTAATTATTCGCATATTTATATGTAAAATAAACTATTGCTAAAAAGAAAAAATGGCAGAAAAAAATTTGGTTGAAGAGGCATTATTGCAAATGGAAAACTTGCAAGAAGCTATAACAAACAATGCAAAAGGAATACTTGCTTCTACTATGAAGGAAGAAATCAGTGAATTAGTAAAAGAATCTCTTAACGAAGAAGATGAGGAGGTTAAAGAAATGTCTGAGATGGAAACTGAAGAAAACGTTGAAATGTCCGAACAGGAAGAAATTGACGTTGAAGATGAGGTTGAAATTGATGACGAAGAAGGTGACATGGAGGACGCCCTTGAAGACTTAGGTCTTGATATGGTTGGTGACATGGAATCTGATAACGACGAAGAGTTGGAAATGGGTGATGAGGAAATGTTAATGACTGATTTACCTGGTGACGACTTGGAAGTTGACGACGAAGAAGAAGTTCTATCTCCACTAGATTTAACAATGGCTTCTGATGATGAAATCTTAAAGGTATTTAAGGCAATGGGTGAAGATGATGGTATTATCGTTAAACAAGACGGTGATGATGTTCACTTAGCGGATACTGAAGCAGATACAGAATATGTGATTCAACTAGGAGAGTCAGAAGATGAAGAAGAAGTTATGGAAACTAAAGATGAAATGTCTGAAGGTGACGAAGAAGAAGAAGTTGTATATGAAATCGAAATCGGAGAAGAAGAAGTTTCAGAAGAATGGAACGAAGAAGAAATGAGTGAAGAGTGGGGAGGTAAGAAAGGTGACGACTCTAAGTCTCACAAAGATTACGAAACCAACGAAGAAGAAATGAGTGAAGAGTGGGGAGGTAAGAAAGGTGACGACTCTAAGTCTCACAAAGATTACGAAACCAACGAAGAAGAGGAAGAAGTTACCGAGAGAAGTATTGCTCAAGGTCAAAGAGCTTCGTCTGATAGGTTTAAAGGTTTACCAAAACCAAAAACTATACCGAATAAGGCACGTTATAACGAATCTTTAGAAAAAGAAGTTTCACAACTCAGAGAAAAAAACGAAGAGTACAGAAAAGCTTTAAGTATTTTTAAAGAAAAGTTAAATGAAGTTGCAGTATTTAATTCAAATCTCGCATACGCTACTCGTTTGTTCACAGAACATTCTACAACGAAACAAGAAAAAATAAATATACTAAGACGTTTCGATAGTGTCGAAACTCTTAAAGAATCAAAGTCTCTCTATAAGACAATTAAAGAAGACTTAGGAGGTAAGGAGACTAATGTTGTTACTGAATCAGTACAATCTAAAGTCACTAAAACACCTACTAAGGGTTCTGCTAATAACTTAATAGAGAGTAAAACTTATGAAAATCCTCAGTTCTTAAGAATGAAAGATTTAATGAGTAAATTAAAATAAAAATCCTTAAAAAATTATTAAAATGGGAGCATTATTAGAATCAGGTCTCGTAGGTAACATAGGTCTTAAGCACCTTAAAGTTATCAAGGAGGATACAATTAACAAGTGGGACAAATTAGGGTTCCTCGATGGTCTTAAAGGCCACTTAAAAGAAAATATGGCGCAGTTGTACGAAAACCAAGCGTCTCATTTGATAAACGAAGCTGCTGCTTCTGACAGTTCAGGTTCTTTTGAAACTGTTGTTTTTCCAATCGTAAGAAGAGTTTTCTCTAAGTTGTTGGCTAACGACATCGTTTCAGTTCAGGCGATGAACTTACCAATCGGTAAGTTGTTCTACTTTGTTCCAAAGATTCAGAACAGAAATTCAGACGGAACTCACATTCCTCCTTTCGGAGCACCAGGTGGACCTACATCTACTACATCAGGTTACACTAACAGTACTAACTTGTATGATAGATTTTATGAAGGTGATATTCCTGAAGATGACCCAGCTGGATTGTTTGATTACTCTAAGGGTAAGTTTAGTGACGTAACTAAATCACTAGTACCTGTTGAATGGTCTAACGGAAATTTAGTTGCTGGTTCATTACCTACAGGTAGTGATGTTAGAGAAGTATTGGTGGCTTTATCAGGTTTCTCTAATGCCGGTGCTGGTAAATTAATTGGTCCTGACGGTAACGCTATGGATACTGAAGAATTCTTGTCTTCATTGAAAGTTTACTACACAGGTACACCTAATACCTTCGTACCATTTAGAGTTGTAACTCAAAAATATGGTAAAGGTATTGTACAATATGGTCAAACAACTGCAACATCATTCCCATCAACAGGACCTGGTGGTTCTTTTGATAACATTTGTGATGCTGACGGTGTTATTTACTTAGCTATTGATAGTAGTATGCCAGTTGCTATCGGTGGAACTGCAACTCTTGATGGTTACACTGGTCAAACAGTTTCATCATGGACATTAGAAGCGACATACAGAATCTATGAAACATTAGAATTTGAAGATGCAATCGGTGAAGTTTCATTTGACCTTGAAGCTGTTACTGTTTCTGTTACAGAAAGAAAGTTAAGAGCACAGTGGTCACCAGAACTTGCTCAAGACGTTTCGGCATTCCATAACATTGATGCGGAGGCTGAGTTAACTGCATTGTTGTCAGAGCAAGTAGCGGCTGAAATTGACCGTGAAATCTTAAGAGACTTAAGAAAAGGTGCAGCTTGGACATTAAGATGGGACTACGATGGATGGAGAAAGTTAAATACTACTTCAACTGCGTACAACCAAAAGGATTGGAATCAGACATTGATTACTGCAATCAATCAGATTTCTGCACAAATCCATAAGTCTACTTTAAGAGGTGGTGCTAACTGGATTGTTGTTTCTTCTGAGATTTCAGCAATTTTTGACGACCTTGAGTACTTCCACGTTTCAAACGCGGCTCCTGACCAGGACCAGTATAACATGGGTATTGAAAGAGTAGGTACATTGTCAGGTAGATATCAGGTTTACCGTGACCCTTACTTCCCACCAAACACAGTGTTGTTGGGACACAAAGGTTCATCGTTGTTAGACACTGGATATGTTTACGCTCCATACGTACCTCTTCAGTTGACACCAACAATGTATAACCCATTCAACTTCACACCAATCAAGGGTATCATGACAAGATACGCTAAGAAGATGGTGAACAACAGATTCTATGGTAGAATCATGGTTGATGGTGTTAGAACATTTGACTTGAGAGAATTAAGATAAAATAAATCTTAATATAAAAAGAAAGGGAGACAATGTCTCCCTTTTTTTATTTTAAGCAGTGTGTATTTCAGGGTCAGGTGGTGTATTTTCTGATTTATCTTTAGGTGGAGTTGTTAAAACTCTTATTGCTTTAGATAAAACTTCACCCTCTTCTAAACTATAAAGTCCTTTACTATATGAATATCTACCAGCCTGTACTAACACAAAAAGGGCATGGTCGGGATTCATTTCATTAATAAATCTATTTAAATCGTCCTGTTCTTTATAATTTATTATATTAAATAGTGTTGACTGATTTTTAAATTCTGTTTTTTCGTCTGAATCTTTCATTTCATTAGATATTTATTAAAGTATAAATAAATATGTTAAAAATATCAATATGATGAGTGAATATATTTTAGGTGAAAGTGTAAAAAAATGGATAGATAAAAAAAATTATAAAAATATTATTGAGTCTATGATTAAAAAAATAGTTCTTAAAGAGCAAATGTCTGATGAACTAAAATATCATTTAGATAAGGGAATATCTTTAACTGAAAATGTATTCAGATATGGGAGTGATAAATATTTTAACGTAATTAATGAGGCAAGAGAGTTTTATAAACAAGGGTTTGAATTTGATGGTTTTGACAAAGAACTTTTAGAATCTGATTTAGGTACGATTGTAAAAACAAGGTCAGGAAAAGAAATTCCCTTAGACATGCCTTTTGAATATGGTTCTATTAATGAAGCGGAATATCAAGGTAAAAAAGTAGAACTTAATAAACCAAAATCGGGTGGTTCTAAAAAATGGTATGTTTATGTACGAAACCCCAAAACAGGTAAAATTAAAAAAGTTAGTTACGGTTCTCCTGTTATGACCGCAAAAT